TTCACTTAATCATTCTCCATTAAGATATATAAGATAAATCAGCATTAATGAATGAATCTTCAATGTCTGTTATCTGATAAAAATATGGAAGTCTAATACTATTTTGTTGAGTTGCTGGAGTATTACCATCTTGCATTTTATATGAAATAAATATTTTATATCCTAAAGGATCAGAATCTCCTGGATCTGCAATACCATATATTACATGAGTAACATCTGCTACAATTTCTGCTATTGTAAATGAAACTTGATTTGTTGAATATGATACAAAACCTCCAGTTATTGTATATCCATTCATACCTAAAATAGTAATTCCTGAGGTATATGCTATTTGTAAAGGAGCAACCCAAGCATTTGCAATTTTTCGTTTTATCCAAATTTCAAAACTATCAAGAACTAAATAATTTTGTTTATCTAAATTAGGGGTGTCAATAGAAGTATAACTTGGTTTTAATTTTAAATTACTTGTTATTATATTAATATCTAATTCCATATAATAAATTTTAGTTGTATGATAGATAATATTTGGTATTTCATCAATAATTCTATAGAAATTAGATTCATATATATTTTTTTGAAATGTTGTAGTTAATATATCATATTCTGTATTTAATGCTGTTTTAATAGCCGCATCTAATACTGTAAAAGTTTGAGTTAGTGCAATTTTAGCAGTAATATCAAATCGTACATATATTTTTTGCAAGGCTGTATATGCTACCATTTCAGTTAAACATTTTTTAGGTGTTAAATAAGTTACTATAATATCTCCCTGTTGAATGGTAGTTAAATTTTCTCCAGTTGTAGAAACTGCAGTAAAATATACAACATTTTGATCAGATACAGTAGTTGATAGTCCAAGACTTTCTATTGTCCATACAATTGATTTATTTACATAAGAAGCAAGATTAATTGCAGCTTCCCAATTTGCAGTAGATGATAATAAAGATCCTATTTGAAATAAATTAGGGGCATTATTTCTAATTGATTCAATATTTTCTATTTCAGATCCACCAACTATACCTTCATCATTTGTAACATATAAAGTAACTGGAAGATTATCTTCGTCAACTAAAGTTGTTACAAGAACAGTTATTACATTACTAGATGTAATATCTCCTGATGCTCCTTTTGTATCTGCATATTTTACAAGAACTCTTTCTCCAGCAATTAATTTTTTAGAATTTATACCATCACCAAAACAAATTTTAATATAATCATAAGCAGCAGAATTTGAAATTTCACAGTAATAGTCTACAACATTATTTATAAGATATAAATTAGTTGTAATGATAGCTTCATATAAAAAATTACCTGATGTATCAACTATCTGAACTTGAATTTCCGTATTATCAGTTGAATCAGAATATACATAAACACATTCATTAACTATTCCTTGAGCAATATATAAAAATTCTTTGGGTGTTCCTTCTTTTACTGGAATAACTACGTTACCTATAAATCCAGTATAATAGAAAGTACTTTCTGTACAATATGTAATTAAATCACTATCAGTATTTGTAAAAACTGCCCATCGTGGAATATTTACTTCTTTTCCTGTATATATTGACATTGAATTAAAAGTAGGATCATAACTTAATTTTAATTCTCCTATTGCTCCAGTTTTTCTATATGGAATATAGCCTAACCATATTGCAAGTTTAACAAGAGAATCTCTTTTTTCTGCTGTTATCCACTTAGCTTCCCTATATAAAAATTCTGCTAAATATACAAGTTTTTCTCCAGTATACGCAAGCATATCTACTATACGTTGATATACTCCATAATATAATATTGTATTCCAATCAGATAGAAGTGATAATCTGTTTTTTATTTCTGTTACTAACCCATCGTACGTGTATATCATATTAAACCTCTAACTTCCATTGCAAATAAATAATATATCTGTAAAATATGGATCTGTTGGTAAAAGATTAACAAATTTATATTTTCCATATTTCCAACTATTTATATCATAATCATATATTAAACGATTAGAGCTTTGATCTGGTTTCTTAATTGTTACAAATTCTAATAAATTATGTTCAATATAACTAACAATTTCATATTCAAAAGAAGTAGTACTAAAAGCTGTATTTATAAATAATGCTATTGAATCAGTTATTCCTTCTTCTGGAATAGAATATGTTACTTCAATTTCTGTTATTCTATTTTGATAATCAGGAGTAATAGTTATATCAATAACTGTAATAGAAGGACTAAATTGATTTACTAATGCTGTAAGTAGTTGAGTTTTTAAAATTAAAAGATTTTCAGTTGTTAGTGTTTTAAATACAAAATTATCTAATGCTCCACCAGCTCCTGGTGCCATTAAATAATCTCCTCTTTTAGAATTCGCCCATTGAGTAAGTGCATTTTTAATGGCATCAGCAGAATAATAAGTTATAGGAGTTCCATCTGCATTATCTCTTCCATACAAATCAATATCTTGAAAAACCGCCATTCTATACCCCTAATTATATTATTTATTAGTAATAATTTAATTATTTTTTATTTTTAAAGATAAAGTAGTTGGTACTTGTGTTGTTTTTATTAATGTAAATGCAGCAGCATTTCCAGGAGGAGAAGTAACTGCAGGTGCAGCAACATTTATATAAGGATGAGTATGTGCAATAATTTGATCTAGTATTGCTTCTAATGTAGTTTTTAAAGTTTCTCCTAAAATAGAACTTTCAGAAGGAGTTGTTCCTCCAAGTAATTCTATCTCTGTAGCTTTTATTTTAATTTTACCATTTTTATCTATAAATATAGAAGCTGTTGGATGATAAATAAAAATTTCTTTATTTCCTGAACTACTATCTACTCCTATACATATTCCATTAGGATAATAAGTATATTTAGCATTAGGGTATGCTGCTGCTGATCCAATAGAAGATTTAATATTATTTTCAAATAAATTATGAGGATGTAAATTACTAAAATGAATATCTGCTAAATAATAGGGTTGTCTCATTAACTCATCTACATCTTCATATCCTATCCATACATAAGAGTTATTTTCAGGTATACTTGATTTACCATAAGTACCGCTTCCACCTGTTGCAAGTGAATACTGTTTTGCCCATGGAAGTTCAGAATTTTTTATATTATAATGAAGATGTTCAATTTTTATTTGAATTCTTCCTTTCTTTTTTGTATCATTATTATTTATAACTTTAGCTGGAAATGGTCCTTGCACTATAAACTCCTTTTATTTACGATTATCTAAAATGAATTGTTTTATATCGTCTAATTTTGGAATAAATAATTCACTCAAAGGAACAATTTCAAATATATCTTCAATATTATTTAAAAGTAATATAATATCCCAATAATCTATTATACCATAATAACTTTGAGAAATTAAATATGGACGTTCTATCTCTATTTTAGATATTTTATGTTTATAATATCCATTTGTCCATTTAAAGTCTTTCCATACAACAGATACTGAATCTCTTATTACATTTCCATCTGTTTCATCTAATATTAATTGTACTTTTTCTCTCATAAATATTCCTATCTTGCAATTCCACCAGCAGTATAATTCATTCCATCTCTAAAATATTCAGCTAATGCAGGAGTTAAACTTTGTATTTGTAAATTAGCACTTGCCCATAGTGGATATCCTTTTTCTGTAACATGTTTAGAATATGTTGGAGCAATTGCAAAAATAAAAGCTACAGGAAGAAAAACAACTCCAGGAATTAAAACAGAAAATAAAGCACTATATTGAGATTCAAGAATATTTCTAAGTTCTTTTTCTCCTGTTTTTCCACCACCCAATTCCTCAATTAATGCAGTACTTTTTTCTTTAGCCGCACTAATTATTTTATTAACATCACTAACATTTGTTGCATTCAGCCCTGGAACTTTAATTTTTCCTTTTACAAATCTAGGTAAATGAGCTCCAAGTAATGCATTCATAGGAATAAGTACATCTGTTACTGGATCTGTTTTTGTATAAAAAAACATATCAATAGTTATTTTTACTGGATTAGTTCTTTGCCATCTAGGAGCATCGAGAACGGATCTTAAATTAAACCCTGCAGCAGATACCCCTCCTGAAGAAGCAGATTCATATGTTATTCCTAAATCAACAAGAGAAGAAATTGTAGGACACAACTCAGCAAAAGAACTAAATTCAGTTACTGTTTCTATCTGAAAATCTTCCATAATAGGGTATTCTAAAGTTGATGTTAAATCAGGGGTTTGAAATGTTATTATTATTCTATTCATTTATTGCCCTTTTTCAACTAATTTAAATGTTCCAGTTTTACTTAATGAAAAACTCATTGCTTGAATAGTTTTAGCTTGTTTTGAACTGACGTCATTTAAATCAGTTAATAATCCAGTTTGTTTAGCTGCTGCTAATCGAGTAGTAGACACCCCTGTTTCTTTTGATAATTCTCTTAATTGTAGAACATCTTGAATTTCTTTCGCAGTTAATTGTCCACTTGCTTTTAGTTGTTTTTCTGTTGCATCTGTTTTTGCCGCTTGAACAACAATTGATTGTGCAGCTTCTTTTTCAGAAGCCTCTATTTGTTGTTTATGTTCTTTATAATCCATTATACCATAATCGGAAACAGCTCCAATCCAATCTAATAAATCACTTATAACTTTAGTTACAGTAGACATTGCAGAAGTTACTCCACTAGCAACTGTACTAAAAAGACTACTTATCATATTTATTACAGGAGTTAATTTTTTAAGTACTGGAGCGGCTGCTTTAGATAATGCTTTAAATAATCTTTTAATAGGGTCTATAAAAATAGATCTAAATATATTACTAAGTACAATATATCCTGTTTTGAAAACAGCAATTGCTCCTATTATAAAAGTATATAATCCTTTAATGAGTCTAATAGGAAGTAATATAATAGCTTTAATTACCTTTATTATTCCCATAAAAATAATGCCAAGAATTTTAAATAAAAATTTACCAACTATCTTTAAATATGGTAACATAGGAACTATATAATTATTAAAAAATGATTTAATTTCATTAAACATATCCATTAACATTGGTTTAATAAGAACCCAATTATCATATATTAAATATCCTAATAATGCAACAGCTGCAACTAATGCAACAATAGGTAGACTTAGAGCCCCTATAACACCAGCTACAGTAGTTATTATTGGCATTATTGTAGATATTAACCAAATACCTGCTATTAGAAGTGGTAACCATTGTGCAATAAAATCAGCAAATTTAAGTAATGTTTTATTTTCTATACCTAACATTTTAAAAATAGTTCTAAAAATTGTTTTTAAAATACTAGGTATAATTTTAGTTAATAACTTCCAAAAGAATTTTAAGAGAGTCGGTATAAATTTAATTAACCCTGTTATAGCACTTCCAATAATACTGAGAAACCAAGGAAGAAATTTTTGTATAATTCCCATTCTAAGTAATATTAAAAAGGCAATAAGAGTAGTAATAAAACTTACTGATGCCATTCCTTTTAAAAATCCTAAAGTTTTTTGAAAGAAATTAGATTTAATAACTTTTTGCCATTTTTCTGTTATCCAAGATTGTTTTTTCTTATCTCCATCTTTTGGTTCATTTTTTTTATCGAATTTATTTCCTGATTCTGTTTCTCCATATACTTTTTCTACAATTTCTATTAAACGAGTAAATCTAGTAATAAGCATATTATGTAGACTTTTGATAGCCATAGTAAACATACCATTGCCACCAAAAAATTTTATCATAAAAGGGGTGTATATTTTATTAACTTTTATTTCTTCTTTTTTTAATTCCTTACTAAGAGGTTTATTAAAATCAGGCATTACAAAACTATCTTCCATTTATAAACCTCCTATTTTTATTTATTAGTAAAAATAATACCTTCTATTTGAAAGAAGGTATTTGACTTGTTGCTTTTTTCATTTCAGCTTGTTTAGCTTTTTGATAAATTTCATATTGATTCAGTCTTTTTTTAAGAATCCATCTTTTCATTTTAAGTATTTCAGTTTCAGACAATCCAACTCTATATACCAAAATAAAAATCAAGTCCTGAATTGAGTTGAGATTTTCTCTGGGCATCATTTCCTGAATCTTGTTTACGATAATTGAGGGGGAGAAGTTGTCTTGGATCGATGAAATCCCGAAGTAACCTCTTTTCCGATTCACCACATAAAGGGCAAATCAGCTCTGTTTCCGTTTGTAGACCAAAAGAAATATTTTCAAATAAATCTTCTATATTTCTCATTGTTTTACGTTTAATAACATTTTTAAATTCCTCATATTTTTCACTATCAGAAAGAATTAAATTATTTTTAGTTATTAACATCATTGATTTTGCATAAAGAACTATTACTTTTGCTTGTTCGTCTTTTAATTCTTTTATTTCATTTTCTTTTTTTTCTTTTAATTCATAAAGAGGAACATTTGCTTCTCGTCTATTTTGAATATTTTTTATTTTAGATCCATATAATTTATCTGCATATTTTTTTGCTTTAATTATATCTTAAAGTCTATGATATAT